ATTGTATTTAATTGTAGAGGAATATAAAAAAAAATAATTAATGAAAAGATCACAACTAGTAAAGTTAATAAAAGAAGAAATTAACATACAGGATAACGGACCAGAAGAAGCACAGTTTGATACAGAGTTAATGTCAACTGCTAACGGTATTGCAGCAGCTATAGGTACAGAATTAAAGAATAAAAAACAACAGAACGAAGGTCAGTTAGATGAAGCAATTGTAGCAACTGTAATTGTAGGAGTTTTAACAGGAAATGCACTTATAGGGTTTATTTCTAAAATGGCTGCTAGACTGTTAAAGAAACTTAACTGGAAAAAAGGAGAAGACTTTGCAGAAAAAATACACCACTGGGCACATGATAATGAAAAAGCTTTTCAATCTCCAATTAAAAGAGTGTTAGGGTTTTTTATAAAAGATCCAAATACATTAGAAACAACAACTAAAGCTATCTATGCAATTGTTATTGCAAGTATGGCAGCAGGATATGGAGCAGAAGCAGTAAGCGGATTATCAAAAGCAGATTGGTTTCAAGGAGCATTATCTTCTTTAAAAACAGTAGCCAAAGCAGATGAAGCAATACTAAATGCATACCCAGCAATTAAATCAATACTATAAAACATATATAATGAAAAAATCTGAATTAAAAAGAATTATTCAAGAAGAATTAAAAGGGTATTCAAAGTATGCTCCAGAAGGAGAAACTAAAGGAGGTACTACAGATGACTTTAGAAACATCTTAACAACAATTGCTAAAAGTGTTCCTAAAGAAGATTCAGAAGAGAAAACTGTTTCTGAAAATTCAATAAACTTTAATGAAGAAGAGATTAAAGCACAATTTCCTGATCTAGATCTTAGCTACGGTTTTAAAGGAGAAAATATGCATGAAATTAGATCAATAAGAAAACGAAATCTAACAAAAGAGGAGTTTGAAAGTATAATTTCATTTTTAGAAGATAGAGGATATACTGTTTTGCGTAATAAATCTACTATGGATCTTGATGATGATGGTGACAGGTGGTACTACCCTTCTATCATATTTACAGCACCTACTGAAGCTTAAAAAACGGTGATTAGTATTTATAAGATATTAAAAGAGGTAATTACGCCCTCTCAAGAGTACCAAGAACTTGTTAACAATATTGTTGATGAAGGAGGAGAGTATTTAGGAGAAGGAGATTATGGAGCAGTATTCTTAGTAGGAAATAAAGTAAAAAAAGTAACTACTGATTCAGAAGAATTGGAAGATGCACAACAAATAAAAGGACAAAAAACTAAATACTTTGTATACATATACGATGTAGAAGTTAGAAATCCAAAACTAGGAATCATCACAATGGATAATCTAGAACCTTTTACAGGGTCTGAGAAAGATGTTCCAATTGATGATATAATGGAAGAAGCAGAAATGCTAGGAATATATCCGGACTTAGAAGGACCAGGAGGTTCAATTAAAATGGATAACCTAATGCAAGATAGGTATTACGGTAATATAAAGGTAATAGACGTATAAAATAATTAAAGAAAGGCTTGTTTATTCAAGTCTTTTTTCGTATCTTAAGATGTCAATCGGTTATGTACATATATGAGTAGTAATATATTATTAGGTTTTATAGAGAACGTTTTAGGAAAATCCCACAAAAGAGCTAGGGAGAACTATGCCTTTACCTGTCCAAAATGTAATCATCATAAGCCAAAGCTGGAAGTAAACCTGTATACTAATGAAAAAGGTGAGAATCCTTTCGAATGCTGGGTATGTGGCTTTAAAGGGCGTACAATTAAGTCTTTACTTAAACAACTACAAGTACCTGCCGAACAAGCGTATGAAATACTTAAATACGTAAGAAAAGGTGATGAAATAGGGTATGCACCTACATCTTCCGTAGAACTTCCTAAAGAGTTTCAAGCTCTGTATACAGCATCAACCACATCTATTATAGCAAATAAAGTAAGGAAATACCTCTATAAAAGAGGATTTACCGATAGAGACTTCTTAAAATACAACATAGGTTACTGTACTTCAGGAGAATACACAGGAAGAGTGATTGTTCCGTCATATAACGAGAACAACCAGTTAAACTTCTTTGTAGGTAGGACATTCGAAGATGCTTACCATAAATACAGAAATCCAGAGTGCTCTAAGGATATAATAGGGTTTGAGAACCTAATCAATTGGTCACAACCTATAATCCTGGTAGAAGGGGTATTTGATGCAATAGCAGTAAAAAGAAACGCAGTACCAATACTCGGTAAGTCTTTATCAAAATCTTTGATAAAAAAGATAGTATCAAGTCAGGTAGAAGATATATACGTAGCCCTAGACAGGGATGCATTTAAAAAAGCACTCTCATACACAGAACAGTTTCTGAATATGGGAAAGAAAGTATATCTAGTAGATATGCAAGATAAGGATCCAAGCGATATGGGCTTTGCAAGCTTCACTCGTTATGTACAACAGGCAGAGGAAATGGACTTCGGAAAGTTACTCCGCTACAAACTATCATAATATGATACAAAAAGGACAGAATGTTTTGTCAGAACATGCTAAGAAGAGGTTAGATTTTAAACCTGAACTTAAGCAAATTAACTTCCTTGATAGGAGGGTTTATCAACGATCAGAAGGAGTATACTATCCTTCAGTTACTTCAATCTTACAGTACATGCCAAAGAATAAGTTCTTTGAAAGCTGGTTGAAAGATGTAGGACACAATTCAGACATTATAATGAGAAGAGCCGGAGATGAAGGTACTCAAACTCATAATGCAATTGAAGAGCTATTAGAAGGTAAAGAACTTACCTGGATGGATGATTACGGTAATGCCCGTTACAATGAATTGGTATGGGGAATGATTATGAAGTTTAAAGAGTTCTGGGATGTAGCAAAACCCGTACTACTCTTTACAGAAGAGTTTACCTACTCAGATACTCACAAGTATGCCGGAACTGCCGATATAGTTGTATCGATGAATGGAGAGAATTGGCTTATTGACTTTAAGACATCAAATCATTTACATAAATCATATGACTTACAACTAGCAGCTTATGCTAAATCAATCGAAGAAACAAAAGGTATTAAAATTGATAGAACAGCTATTCTTTGGTTGAAAGCATCAACTCGAGGAGCTGATAAAGCCGGGAAGAAGTTACAAGGTAAAGGATGGGAGTTAAAAGTGATTGATGATATAGAAAAGAACTTTGAATTATTCAAATTGATCTATAAATTATATGAACTTGAGCATCCAACAACAGAGCCGAAGTTTACATCATATCCAACCACTATCAAACTTTAGTACTATTTATTTAATATAATCGTTGGATAATCGAAAGAATATTCGTATATTTAGGTAAATAAAAAGTATAATGGGAGGAAACGTATTCGATAGTACAGCACCGATAAAAAAAGAGCATATTAAACCAACTCTATTAGAGTTCTTTAAGCAGTTCAAAACTATATTTCCAAAAGCAGAACCATTCTTTAGAGAGATGAAAACTCTAGGATCTGTAGGGAAAAAAGATTACTCAGGGGATATTGACCTAGCACTTGCCGGGTCATCCTTTGATAATGTAGAGGATTGGGGTCTAGATGAGAAACACGTTCAAGACCTATTTGTAGGGTTTAAGAAAAGAGCTAGAACATCTTCTGATGATCAGCTAATGAAAAGAGCTGTAATTGTAGCAATAGCACAAAAGATAGCAGAAGCAGATACAGAGATTATAGCAGATGTAAAAGGATCTTCTGCAGGAGCTTTATTTCTTCTATTTCCTCAATACGATGAGAATAACGAAGTAGTAGGACAAAACGTTCAAATAGATGTAAATGTAGGAGATGTAGATTGGTTACAATTTGCATACCACTCAGCCACTTACTCAGGAAACGTAAAAGGGTTACATAGAACACAATTACTTGTATCTTTATTCTCTCAGAAAGGATATACATTCTCTCACAATTATGGAGTAAAGGAGAAAGAATCACAAGAGATTGTAGCAAACACACCACAACAAGCAATAGACCTTCTAAATAAGTCATATGGCTTAAATTTAGATAGAGATACAATAGGAGATTATTTTAAATTGATAGAAGTACTAGAAGCAGGACTATCCCCACAGGATTTAAACGCTGTATATGATACTTATCTTAAGATATTAGATAGCACTAGAGCAGATATACCAGAAGATCTACAGGCTTATTGGATAAAAAATCAAGAAAGATTAGGGTTAAAAGGTAAATTCTTACCGGATAATTCAAATTTAACACAATATAAAGTATAATATGTCAGGAGTAGCAGGAGGAAATAGAATAGAAAGAGGGGATGTACATAATACATTCAACAAATACGTAGAAGAAGTTCTAAGTAAAGTACCAGGCTTCAAGAAAGCTTCTCTATCTGGATCTGTAAAAGCAGGAACAAAAGCTGACTTTGGAGACTTAGATATTATTGTTTGGTTTGAAGGAGATGATAAGAGAGAGGTTAAACAAAGACTTATCGATGCAGCTCTAGCTCTTCCACAAAACATAATTGTACCTTTTAAATCAGAAAAATATACCGGAAGAAGGTATTATAACTCAGGTGAACTAATCTCAGTACTCTATCCAATTGTAGGAAAGGAAGATCAATATATTCAGGTTGATAATATTATATCTCTTACAGAAGAAGAACATGCCTTTAAAGGATCATTCTTAGACCTACCAGCTGAAAAGCAAGGACTGTTAATAGGGCTAGCAAAAGTAATTTTACTTGAGCAAGACCCACAAGATGTATTCAGAAGAATGGGTATTTCAAATGTACCTAATCTAGAAAAAGGTGAAGAGTTTGAATTTAACCTATCATCGGTAAAACTATCTTTAAGAAAAGTAAAACTAGAAAACTTTAGAGAAATAGCAAGAGAAGAGGTATGGTCAACAACAGCTTGGGGTACTATTAAGATACTATTTAAAGGATTTAATATAGACGGTTCTTTCGAAGACCTATTAGATGATGTTGCTAAAAAACTTACAAATGCTAGATCTAAAAATAGAATAGCAGGTATTTTTAAATCAATGGTATCTGTTAAATCAGGAGAAGTTGGAACAGCTAAAGGAAAAGGTAAAGAAGATGCATTAGAAAAAGTAGCACAAACACTTGCAGAAGCATTGGATGATGGATCCGAAGTAGTAGCTTTATATGCTGGAGGATTCAAACCACCACACCTTGCTCACTTTGAAAATGCCAAATTTCTATCTACTAAAGCAGACAAAATTGTAATATTTATCGGACCTAAGATCAGAGAAGGTGTAAAAATTACAGCAGAACAATCAAAAGCTATTTGGGAAATCTATGCAAAATACATAAACGTACCAATGGAGATTGTAATCAGTAAAGTAACTCCAATATTAGATACATATGAATGGATTGATGCAAATCAAGACAAAGTAACAAGCATTATTACAGGAGCTATGGCTGATGAAATGGGTAAATTCTCTGGAATAGAAAAGAGAAAAGAAAAAGGTGAGTATAAGAATGTAGAAGTAAAAGAACTACCTGTTATTACAAATAAAGAAGACGATAAATTCTCAGCAACTGATATTAGAAAGTCAGAAAAGTTCTTATTAGAAGGCAAATGGATGCCAAAAGTAGTATCAAAAGAAGATAAGCAAGCAATCCTAGATATTATAACTCCTCAAAAAGAAGATTCAGTAGAAGATAAAATGCTAACTGCAGTAGATAACGTATTTGAAAGTTTCTTTCCAAAGAAAACTAAAAAAGAAGTAATACAAGAAGGGTCAGCAGGAACACCTATACAGCCATCAGGAGCTATTCCATCAAAGGATAGAGAAAACTTAATACACCTCTTTAGCCAACTAAAATCAACTATTAATTCAGAAAAGTATACAGTAGTATTTGAGCAAGATAGAATAGGAGTATACATAAAAACGTATGCAGATGTAAGCTTTGACCAAACACCTCAACAAAAAACACTACCAGAAGGAGCAGAGCAAGAAAAATTCGACTACACACCTTACATAGGATCTCTTTTAGAGTATATGTTAGATGAGAAGATGAATATTACACCGTTACCGGAAGTAAAAATCAGATATGACGAAGAACAAGCAAACGACTTCTTCGGTAAAACAGCTTACTATGATCCAAATAAGCAAGAAGTAGTATTATATGTAATGAATAGACATCCAAAAGATGTCTGTAGATCATTCTCTCATGAAATGATTCACCATATGCAAAATATGGAAGGAAGACTTGAAGGATTAGCAGCTACTACTAATACAAATGAAGACGATTACTTACAGGAAATAGAAAAAGAAGCTTACCTAAAGGGTAATATTACATTTAGAAACTGGGAAGACGGATTAAAAAGTAATAAAGAGGTTATGGCAGAAGGAAGATACGATAAAATTAGTAATCAAGCATCATCAGACTTGTTTAGAGGCTGGAAAGAAGCATTTAATGCAGGAGAAAAGAGTATAGGATTTGAAGAAACTTATTCAAATGGTGATGTAGAATTCGACGTAGAAGGTACTTTAGTACTAACACCAGGAACCGGTAAAATGGAAGTCTTAGAAAGTACAGGAGCAGGCTTTGACGAAGATGGAGATTTTATTATAGTAGATATCGCTATTGATCCAGAACTATTACCAGGCTTTTGGGAAGAGATTTCAATGACTTTAAAAGATCTTTTCAGACATGAAATTGAACACCTAACACATAATAAAGGAGGAGTATCTACAAATCCTTCTAAAATAATGAGAGGTGATTTAGCAAAAAGAGATAAGATAAGAGCAGGAGAAAAGCCAATAGGAGATTATTTTAAACTTAAAAAAGAAATAGATGCAAACCTACAGGGAATGTATTTTAGAGCTAAAAAAGAAAAAAGACCATTTGCAGATGTTGTAAATAGTTACTTAGATGCTCAAGATATTACACCTCAAGAAAGAGAGGAAATACTTACATTATGGCGTAACAGACTTCCTGCATTAGGATTAAAACAAACATTATAAAAATAAAAAGGTTATGGGAAAATTAGCAGACTTATTACTAGAAGAATCAGACTTCATGCCTAAATATCAGATATATTGTGATATGGATGGAGTATTAACAGACTTTGAAAAGAGATTTGTTACATTATTACAACAAGAAGGTCCAAAGTACTATTCAAAAGCGACAATTGCTCAAGTAACAAGGCCTAAACACTTTGATAAACTAGAAGGAACAGAAGAGTTTTGGAAGTTTATTGATCAGTATATTGGATTAGAGTTCTGGTCAGAAATGGAATGGATGCCAAATGGTAGAGAGTTATGGAACTTTATACAACCATACGGACCAAAACTTTTAACATCTCCTTCCAGAGACAATACCTCAAGACTTGGTAAAAGATTATGGGTAAAAGAAAACCTAGTACCTGCCCCTGAAGTCTTATTTAGGTTTGGAGATGCTAAGTCGGATTTTGCAAATGAAAATGCTATATTAATAGACGATAAGCCTTCCAACCTCGCTGCATTTTCTGCTAAAGGAGGAATAGCAATAGAGGTAAAAGACGGAGAAATACAATCGGTTATTAATAAATTAAAACAACTTGGTTATGGGCGAGAGCTTACTTAAAAAAGAATTCAAATCAAAAGACGTAAATAGAGCTAGAAATTTAGTTAAAAAAGACTTCTCAGCAAAGACTGTAGACGGTGTTGGATACTCTAAAGCACAGGTTGCTTATAAAGAGGGAGACATTTGGGAAGAGAATGGAAGAAACTGGACTATTAAAGATGGATTAAGACAAAATATTACAAAACTAGACTCAGCAAAAAAAGCTTTACAAATACCTTTAGCATGTCCAAAATGTAAAGGATCTATGAATTATTATCTCAGTCATAAAATGTATAAGATACATAAGATGTGCTTTGATTGTGTAATTGATTATGAAGCAGAATTAAGAAAAGCAGGTCTATATGAATCATATGAAAAGAATATGATGCAAGGAAGTCTTAAAGCTTTTGCAAGAGATATTGAACAATGGGTATTGGATACATTAGAGACAACTAATAGCTTTGTAACAGAACAAGGAGACTTAGAAGACTGGAATAGTAATGATTCGAAATTTAAAGAACAAATAAACAGTAATCTTCAAGAATATTTAAAGCATATAAAAAGTCATATAGAAGAGTAATAAGTTTTTGTTACTATTTATTTTTAAACAGTAAATAGTATTTGACTTATGGCAAAAGCAGCACAATCTTCCGTTAAAATAGAGAGACCTAAAGTATCTAGACCTGGAGTTCATGCAAAATCTAAAACTTCAAAATTGAAGAGTTCTAAGAACTATAAAAAACTTTACAATGGACAAGGGAAGTAGTAAAAAATTAAAACAATTACTACAAGAAGCAGATAACCCTCAAGCAGGTAAAGCAGCACCTTATGGTTCAGGATATGCAAAGGTAAAACAAGCAATTCATGAACTTGTAAAAGAAGTTCTTTCAGAAAAAGTAAAAGGCGTTGACGGTAAAGCTTGTTGGAAGGGATACAGGTATGCTGGTACTAAAGATGGAAAAGACATCTGTGTAAAAATTACAAAATAATATGAAGCTACTACAACTATTAAAAGAAGCAAAAGAGGTATTAGAAGACTTCGCTAAAACCAGAGGAGAAGGTGCAGCTAAAATAGCATCAAATGCTCAAGAAAAAGGAGGACTTGCTTTGCTAACCTGGCATCATTTCAAAGTAAAAGCTCCGTATTATAAAAAAGCTTCTGAAGGAAAGCTTGATATGGAACAAGCAAAGAAAGAGTACGAAGAGACTTATAAAAAGATCTCTCTAGATATGACTCAAATTGAATTTCAAAGAGAGGTAGGAAGACTAGAAGTACTAGGAGAATTGCTAATAAAGAATAAATAATGTCAACACTAAATACATCTATACCTCACTTCTATGCTAAGATGAGAATAGAACACCTCTACCAGCATGACGGGAGAGAAGGTATGCAAGATGTAATAGTATTTGGAGCACAATCTGTAGGAGGTAGAGCTCTTACCTTCCATATAATGACTGATGAAGGAGCTGTTAGATCAAGAGTTCCAATTCATATGCTTGCCTGGAAAGATGATGCACCAAAAATGGCTTTAGACCATTTACAACTATGGGATTGTTTTGGACATGAAGTATCATGTACAGCATACGATTACTTACTCCAATCAAGAGTAAAGGCAATATTTAAAGACGGTAGTAAAGAGTGGGGAAATTATATTATGACCTTTGATTGGTTTAATAATCCATATTCTAACGAACCAACACAATACAAGGCAGCACATCTAATTAAATTAGATAACGGAAATTTTACTCTTCAGCCTAATAATAGATTAATGTGGAGAGATATGTCTTTTGTAACTCAACCATTTCCTGAAAAACCGGATTGGATGATTGATAATAAAGAGTGGTTTTGCGAATCAGTTTCCGATAAATGGACAATGGAAAAAGGTAATGAAAATATTTACTACTACACTTTAGAAAATGAAAAAAAGTCAACTAAAAAAGATAATTAAAGAGGTATTAGATGCTTCAACACCTGCTCCTAGTGAAATACCGGGAGGACTAGCACAGTTTGCTACTATTGGAGATTTAGCTACAATGCATAATCTTCCTTTAGATCAAATCATAAAGCAGATAGTAAAAGGAGTAAAGACAGAATCAGAACATACAACAGATTTAGATATTGCTATGGAAATAGCTTTTGACCATGTATATGAAGATCCTAAATATTACGATAAATTATCCAACATAGAAGAAGGTAAACATGACCCAGTAGAACCGGGTATTTTAAAAAAAAGGTTAGGTAAACTTACCTGTTCAAAAGTAAGAGCAGAAAGAAGTAAATTAGAAGACAAGGGTACTCATTATGCAAAAGCATTGCAGAGATACTTAAATTACCATTGTCAGTAAAATAATTTACTATTTATTTGTATATATGATTAAAAATAACTATCTTTAGATATTATAATATGAAGAAATTAGTAAGAATAGTAGAAGCAGGAGAAAAGACAGCATTTATCCAAACAGCTAGAGGAGAAAAGAAGACGATCGAATATAAAAAAGACGATGAACTTACAGGTTTGAAAGATAATCAGGATATTGCAAAAATTGATACTGCAGATGGTAAGAGAATAAAAGAAGAAGTACGAAAATATACTGCTCAAGAATCAGCAGCTGTAGGAAAAGCAGTAGCTAAATCTCTTGTAAAAGTTCTTAGAGCTCAAGGAGATGAAATCTCAAAACTAAGACTTACAGGAATAGGAGTTGATAGATTTAATATCCACGTTGAATATGGAAATGAAAAAGGAGTAGATACTTTTAAATTTGACCTAAACCCACAAGGTACTGCTATCATATTAGACTTAGGAAACGAACCATTAGAGCTAGTAGACTTCGTGATAACACAAGGTAATACTGTTTCTCTACCTACTCCTGAGTTAGAAGATAAACTAGGTGATGCAATGAAAAAGTATGTGGGAGAACCTACAGATGCTGAATATGATAATATGGCAGCAATGCAAGAGCCGACAGATCCTTCTCAATTTGCAAAAGAATTAAACGAAGATGATTGGAAACAATCAGACGACGAATCTACAATGGCAAAAGCACAGTTAAAATCTATTCAATCCAATGCAAGTAAGTTGATGAATATAATAGGAGATAACGAGCAATTAGATGCATGGGTTCAAGCCAAGCTAACAAAAGCAGAAGATTATTTAGACTCAGCAGCAGGATACCTAGAATCAGAAGAAGATGAAGAGGGTCATCAACCTGTAGCACTTGCAATAGCTTTAAATGAAAAGAAAGCTACATATTGCGGAAGATGTGGACATACCCATGTTAAGGGTACACCTTGTCCAAGACCTTTTAAAAATGAAGCATTAGATGCAGTTGGAAAAGAGGATGACGATATTAATAATGATGGAAAAGTCGATAAGACTGATAAATACTTAAAAAACAGAAGAAATACTATCTCTAAAAAGATAACTAAAGAAGAACTGAGAGAATTAATGCTTGAAGCATATATCGAAGTTCTTAAAGAAGAAGAAGGAGCAGTATTAGAGACATCTACAGATGAAATACTAGGAAAATTTCCTACAGTAAAGAAAGCAATAACATCTCTATTTACAAAAGAATATCCAGAATTTGTAACAGATATAAGATGGGTAGCACCAAAACCTTCCACATTTGCAGTTGATCTTAAAAACGGTCAATCATTTAACTTAAAATGGATGGGTAAAGGATTTGAAGCACAAATAGAAGGTAAAAAATACTACTTAGATACTTTACAAGACTATCAACAAGCTTTAGATAAGATAAACGATATACTTAAGAACGGACCAATCACACAAGGTGAAGAACCAGGTGGAGAAGAATTCGGAGCAGATCCAGCAGCACCAGCAGGTGGAGGAGGAGGAGATTTTCCAGGTGGAGAAGCTGGAGGAGAGCCAGCAGCTGAATTTGGAGCAGAAGAAGCACCAGCAGGGGAAGAAGAAGCAGGAGCAGAACCAGAAACACCAGAAGCACTTTAATGAGCGTAATAGATAAAATAGTTGCAGAATGGGCTTTCCGTTGTAAAAAAGGATACCCGGATATGAATAATCCTAGCGATATAAAAATATTGAAAGAGATTTATTCAGAATATGGGGTAGTCTTGGAAGAGGAAAAACCAGAAAAAAAGAAAGAGGATGGAGTAACTCAAGAAGATCTAGCAGTATTAAGAAGTGCTTTTGAAAATATAAAAGTACCTTACTCAAAGTACTTATCTATCTTTAATTATTTTGATCCAAATTCTTTAGGAACAATCTCAGAAGTATTATTAACAAAGTTACTTAATACCGTAGACAATGTACAAGCTCAACACGTTGGAGGAGCTCAAGGACTTGCAGATATAATAATAAACGGGCATCATATTTCACTGAAAACAACTGCAAAAGGAAAACCTATAGGATTAGGTTCGGATGAAGTAAATATAAGTCCTTCTGATTCTAAAGAAGTAGTAAGTACTTTAAATGCATTATACAAGCAAGACCCTACACTAAAAAATCTTTCTATAAGTGAACTACAGGGTAAGATTCCTGACGAAACATATAATAATATTAATAAACGATTATCCTCTATTGCTAAAAAAATAGCAGGAGAGTTAAATAAAGAGGTTTTTGTGTGGATAGAAAAGATATATAAACAGAAACTTCTTACAGGAATTGTTATCCATGTGGTAAAGTATGATCTTAATAAAGCGTTAAATACTTTCCTACAAAGTAAAATATCAGTAACAGAAAAAGCTTGGGGAGTAGTGGATGCAGCAGGTAAAGCAATAATTAGTGCAGATACCTCAGGAAAACACCTCAATATTACACCAGAATTTGTGTATAGTAGTTCAAGAGGTACTAATACAGCTATTGACTTAGAAGTAAATTTAAAATATTCATCAGAAGAAGTACAACAAAAAGTATCAGATAAAGTGTTTAAGGCTCTTAATACAATATACTCTGAACTTTTTTAGTTAAAAACAAACTATTTATAAACAAAAATAAAACACAATGGCAGATAATTTCAACTTAAGAACATTCTTAACAGAGAATAAACTTACTAAAAATGCACAGCTTCTTTCAGAAGGAATAGAGTTTAACGGTAAACCGGTAAACGTTGGATCGGTAGAAATCGATGGAATAGATACAGAAGATTACCCAGACTTTGTAGATGCATATATTGCAGCAGCAGAATACGAAGACGGTACTCCATTAACAGACGAAGAATTAGTACAGTTTCAAGAAGAAAATTACGATTTAGTAAGCCAAATGATTCACGATGATCAGCTATACTTAGAAGCAAAGAAAGAAGATGGTATGGAAGAAGCATCTAGCGAGGATATGGCTTATACTGAAAAAGTTGACGAAGCTTTAGCAGAAAGTAAATTAACTGCTAAAGAAAGACGTTTAGTAGAAATGGTTCAAAATGCTTTAGGAGAAGAAAATGTAGATTATACAATGGGACGTCAAGACGATCCAAATCAACTACCAAACCCAGCACCAGAACTTAACATACCAGAAGGAGAAGCTAATATAGAAGAAGCAAAACCTCTTCCAAAATATGAATCAATTGAAGAATTGATGAAAGAGATTGAACACGGTACTAACGAAGCAGCTCACAAATACAAAATGGATGAGATGAAAAGAGTTTACGAGGCTTTAGAGGCTAAAGTAGGGTCTTTAGAAGAAGGAGAGCATGCTGAGCATATCGATCAAAAAGCTGTTAAGCAAATGCGTAAAGATATTGCAACATTAAGAAAAGCAGAAGAGAAATTAAGAAAAGAATTTGATAAAAAATTCTCAGGTAAAGAAAAGAAAGAAACTCCAGCTAAAGAAAAAGCAGTAGAAGCTTTACAAGAAGGATTCAACTTAAGAAAATTCTTAGCAGAAAACAGAAAATAAGATTACTCAATAGTAAACAAGCCCACTCCTTAAAGGTGGGTTTTTTTATATACACATATTTATAATATATAAGTATATAATATGTCACAAGCAGATATAAAACAAATAGTAGCACAGGAGTACATAAAGTGTGCAAAAGATCCGGCTTACTTCATGAAGAAGTATTGCTACATACAGCATCCAACAAGAGGTAGAATCTTATTTAACCTCTACCCATTCCAGGAAGGAGTATTACATTTATTCAGAGATGAAAAGATGTTGATAACTCTAAAATCAAGACAGTTAGGAATCTCTACATTAGCCTCGGCCTACGCTTTATGGTTAATGATCTTTCATAAAGATAAGAACGTACTGGCATTAGCAATTACTCAAGCAACAGCTAGAAACCTTGTAACTAAGACGATTTTCATGTATGAGAATCTACCAAAATGGTTACAGTTGCCCTTTACAGAGAAGAATAAATTATCTCTTAGACTTAAAAACGGTTCTAAAATCACAGCTAAATCATCTAATGCAGATGCTGCTCGTTCAGAAGCGGTATCGTTACTGCTAATAGATGAGGCTGCTTTCATTGATAATATTGAAGAAACATTTACTGCAGCACAACAAACACTTGCTACAGGGGGTCAATGTATGGCTCTTTCTACTCCAAATGGTGTAGGAAACTGGTTCCATAAAACATGGGAAAAAGCTGAAGCAGGAGAGAATGGGTTTGTACCAGTTAAATTAAAATGGGATGTGCATCCTGAAAGAGCACAAGACTGGAGAGATGAACAATCAAGACAATTAGGAGAGAAACATGCCGCTCAAGAGTGTGACTGTGACTTCCTATCATCTGGAGATTCAGTAATTGAGGTTGAAAATATGGCTTTTTACGAAGAGACATATGTAAAAGAGCCGATGGAAAAGAGAGGCGTAGATGGAAATCTTTGGATATGGGAATCACCTGACTATCAAAAGTCTTATATGGTTGTTGCCGATGTCGCTAGAGGGGACTCTACTGACTACTCTGGCTTCCATGTCTTTGATATCGAAAGCTGTACACAAGTGGCAGAATATAAAGGTAAGATATCACCTAAAGAATACGGAAACGTATTGGTAGGAATAGCAACAGAGTACTGTGATGCACTTCTAGTAATAGAGAATGCCAATATTGGATGGTCAACCATTGAACAAGTACTATCCAGAGAGTATAAAAACCTATACTATTCATCAAGATCAGATAATGAGACAGTTGAATCGTATATGGCTAAGTACGAAAGAGATAAATTAGTACCTGGATTCACAATGTCTCTTAAAACAAGACCTCTGGTAATAGCTAAAATGACTGAATACATACGGGAAAGATCGGTTATAGTGCAATCTAAGAGGTTATTAGCCGAAATGAGAGTATTCATATGGAGAAATGGTAAAGCACAGGCACAATCGGGGTATAACGACGATTTAATTATGGCTTTTGCAACAGCTTTATATGTTAGAGATACAGCTATTCGTATGAGACAACAAGGAATGGATCTTTCAAGAGCTACAATGAATGCTTTTGTTGGATTGAATCAAAGAGATCCTGGCGTATATAACGTTGCTCCTATGCAGAATAATCCTTATCTTATGGAAACGCCATATGGTCAAGAGGACTTAACCTGGCTAATAAGATAAGTTACTATTTATAAATAAAACATTTTAAAATGGCAGAAAGAAATTTATTTAACTCTCTCCAGAGATTATTCTCGACTGATATATTAGTTAGAAACGTAGGAGGGGATGAGTTGAAGATTGCTGATATTAATCACATACAATCAACAGGGAAATATCAAACCAATTCACTATTGGATAGATTCTCTCGTCTATATATTTACAATAATAAAAATATATTTAACCCAAACCTTAATTACCAGACATTAAGGATACAACTTTACTCAGACTATGAAGCAATGGATTCAGATCCACTTATTGCTTCCACTCTAGATATACTAGCAGATGAGTCTACACTAAAGAGTGCAATGGGAGAGGTTCTTTCTATTAAATCTACAGACGAAAACATACAAAGAGTCCTTTATAATTTATATTACGATGTATTGAACATCGAATTTAACCTATGGTCATGGGTTAGAAATATGTGTAAGTACGGGGACTTCTTTTTAAAATTAGAAATATCAGAAAAATTTGGTGTTTATAATGTTCTTCCTTATACAGTTTACCATATGGTAAGACATGAAGGGATGGATAAAGAAGATCCAACTAAAGTAACATTCTCAATCGATCCAGACGGATTAGCTTCTTCATCAGATCCAAACTATATTCCAAATAATAGTAAGTCAGTTATCGCTTTAGATAATTACGAAGTAGCCCATTTCAGATTACTATCAGATACAAACTACCTTCCTTATGGTAGAGCTTATATTGAACCAGCTAGAAAAATTTACAAGCAATTGACTTTAATGGAGGATGCAATGTTGATTCACAGAATCATGAGAGCTCCTGAGAAGAGAATGTTCTACATTAACGTAGGATCTATTCCACCAAACGAAGTTGAGCAGTTCATGCAAAAAACAATTAACAATATTAAGAAAACTCCATATGTAGATCCACAAACAGGTCAATATAACTTGAAATTCAACATGCAAAACATGATGGAGGATTTCTACTTACCGGTTAGAGGAGGAGATACATCTACAAGAATTGAGACTACTAAAGGATTGGAGTATGATGGTACAAACGATATCGAATACTTAAGAGATAAGATGTTTGCAGCACTAAAAGTGCCAAAAGCATATTTTGGATTTGAAAAAGACCTTACAGGTAAAGCAACTCTTGCAGCAGAAGATATTCGTTTTGCTAGAACAGTAGAAAGAATTCAAAGAATTGTAGAAAGTGAATTAACTAAAATTGGTTTAGTACATTTATACTCGCAAGGATTCGACAAAGAGTCTTTAGTAAACTTTGAAATTAAATTAACTACTCCTTCTATCATTTATGAACAAGAAAAAGTAGCTCTTTGGAAAGAGAAAGTTGACTTAGCAACTCAAATGCAAGCAACCAAACTATTCTCTTCAGACTATATCTACGATATGTTATTTGATATCTCAGAAGATAAGTATAACGAAATGAGAGAACTTATTAGAGAGGATGCTAAAAGAGAGTTTAGAATATCTCAAATTGAAAACGAAGGAAATGATCCAGTAGCTACAGGACAGTCTTTTGGAACACCTCACGATTTAGCTTCAATATACGGAAGAGAACAAGGAGAATTACCAGCAGGGTATGACGAAACTAAACCTGGAAGACCTAGAGAGAAAATGTCTATACTAGGCACAAATGCAGACCCTGTAGGAGGAAGAGATAGACTAGGAGTTCAAGGAATGAAAGGCGGCTTTCCAAGTGATAATGAAAATGTAAAAGAAAACATAAACAATACAATGTCAGTTTTTCTTAGAAACAAGAATATATTTATTCCTAAAAAGCAAAATATCTTTGAAGAAGAAGCAGAGAAAGAATCGGATCTCTTAAATGAAGAGAATATTAAAGATTTAGATAATTAAGCACTATTTATAACAAAGACATACCTAAGATGCGTATTAAACACAGTAAGTATAAAAACACAGGCTTAATATTTGAACTATTAGTAAAGCAAATAGCAGCGGATACCTTATCTAAAAGAGATTCCCCGGCATTGACAGTACTAAGAAAATTTTATACAGGAAACACAACACTAGTAAGAGAGTTTAAATTATACGATTTTGTACTAAAAAATAAAGGCATTGGCCCTAAAAAAGCAGAATCAATACTAAGCACCATTGTAGAGATTTCTAGAAAACTAGATGCAAAATCTCTTAGTAAGCAAAAATATGAGCTTATAAAAGAACTTAAGAGTCATTACGATTTAGAGGAGTTCTTTTCTATTAAGGTAGAAGCATATAAGCCTCTAGCAGCTTTATATTGTTTAATGGAAGCACAAAATGCAGCAGAACTTGTAGACCTAGATGTATTTGTTGACAATAAAACTACAATACTTGAGCACTTAACTCAAAGTAAAACAGCAGCCGGTCAAGTAAAAAATGCTTTAATTGAAGAGTATTCTAAATATGATAAAGATTTAAGACTTTTAACATATAAAATATTACTAGAGAAATTTAATCACCAATATAAAGATTTACTTCCAGAACAGAAAAACATCTTGAAGGAATTTATAGTATCAGTTAACTCTTCTACAAGACTAAGAAACGTAGTAAATGAAGAAATGACTAAATTACAAGTAGAGATTTCTAAATTAAAAAAGAATATTACTGATAAAGTAGTAAAAATTAAATTAGAAGAGATTCAAAAAGTAATTATTCCTATAAAAAATACACAAAAAGTAGATGATAATCATTTAGTTTCATTAATGCAGTACTATGAATTAGTAAATGAATTAAGAAATCTATGAAAAGATCAGAAGTACTAAAAGCAATACAGGAAGTATTGGCAGAAATGTCAACAACAGCAGGTATGGCAGTACCATCAACTCCATTTGCTTTTTCTAAAAAAGGACAAGGTAAAAATACAGCTACTAAAACAGCTGAAAAATTAGGTTATAAAACAGTTGAAAGACCTAAACGTCCTTCACACACAAAAATGTTTGATTACTTAGACGAAAATAAATAATATGAGAACTTTACAAGAAAAATATAACGGAATTCAAGAGGGAAAATTCTCTAAAGAACATTTCTTAGCTGAAGCTAGAATGCAACTTCCAAACTTAATAACTCGTTTCAATGGATACGATGATGCTGTTCAGATTTTAAAGAACAGAGGAATGATTCAGGAAGCTAGAGTAGAAGAAGCTAGACTTACTAAAAACAATCTAACAGATTACAGATTCAAACCAACTAACGAAATGGATAAGTATCCATACGAACAGATTCTTAGAGGAATCAGAGTTGAGTTAGAGGTAGCAGGGGTTCTTGGAACACCAACAGCAGAAGAATATTCAAAAGCATTAGTAAAAGTATCTAAAAACTTAGCAAAAGATTCTATATTCTATACAAACCAGTTAGCAGGAGTTAATCCAAAAGTGGATCTTCATGATAAAATGGTACCTGTAACAGCAAAAAACACTGTAGATGTTTTTAACGGTATGAAAAAAGCTGAATTAAAAGAAGGCTTTAAAAAACTAATTAAAAAAGTATTATCTGAAGAGGTAATGGATGTTGAAAGCTATAAAGAAGACGAAGTATACGAAATGTACGGAGAAGATGAAGCAGATGACATTCCACATCCAAGAGGATACGAAGACCAAGACGAAATCGACTACGATGACGAAAACTTCTCAGATCCTTTCATTGATGACCCAGATTTTCAATTTGAATCAACAGATACTGAAGCTGACAAAGATATGGTTCGTAAATTAATGACCATGTACGAAACAGAGCCTTCTAAATTTGAAAAATTACACAAGCAAGCACAAACTCAAGCATCTACTTCTAAAGATATTAAATTTAAACATTTATTATCTCTAATTGATAGAGCTAAAGCAGGAGCTTTACAGAGTTTATCTAATCAAGATAAAGCACAAGCTGATAGTGAAGGAATGGATGAAGATCTTTACAAAGGAAAAAAATCGTTATCTGAATTATTAAAATAAGAAAGATGAACAATTTATTAGTAAATGTAACTCCTTTCAAAGGAATGCTTACCGAATCAAAGGCTAAACCCGGAGTATTCGAAGTAACAGGCATTATGCAGAGAGCAGGAGCTAAGAATCAAAACGGAAGAATCTACAAAAGAGAAATTCTTGAAGAAGAAGTAAAAAATTATGTAGAGAATTTTGTTAAGATAGGAAATGCATACGGAGAATTAGATCATCCAGAATCAGCAATTGTCTCTTTAAAAAACGCATCACACGTTGTAAAAGACTTATGGTGGGATGGAGATGACTTGATGGGTAAAGTTGAATTACTAAATACACCCTCAGGAAATATCGTAAAAGAAATATTAAGAGGAGGACATACAATTGGAATCTCTTCAAGAGGAACAGGATCAGTATCACAAACCAATGAAGGAACTTTAATGGTACAGGATGATTTTGAATTAGTATGTTGGGATTTCGTTTCTAATCCATCAACACAAGGAGCTTTTATGAATCCAATTTCACTAAACGAAGGAAAACAATCAGTAGGAAAATACGATAGATTAGATTCTATTATTAACAATATATTAAGAGCATAATGGAAAATAATTTCGACATACACAATTGGCAAGCTAAACACTTGACAAAATTACTAAAAGAAAATACAGTGCAAGAAGGAGGAGGATACGTAGAAGTGATGGGACCTCGTTTTGATGAAGCAATAGAAGCAATACAATTAGCTTGGGAAGAATGGAAAAACGGACCTATGACAGAGCCAGAAGATATTCCTCAAGCAAAGCAAGACATATTAGACTACATAGTAAGTCTTTTAAAATAAAAACACAGCCCACCCCATAAAGGTGGGTTTTTTATGTTTTAAAAATATATGTATATTTATTTAAGAATATATCACGATCCTTATGTGATATCTACTACAAAGTAAAACATTATTACGCTACTACTTAATAAGCGTACGACAAACAAACACAAATTAAAATGTCAAACAAAGATTTATTAAAGCAAGCTATTGCTGAAGCGAAAACTATTCGTGAAGCTGCAATTGCCAACGCTAAAGAAGCTTTAGAAGAAACATTAACTCCACACTTAAAAGAAATGCTTGCTCAAAAGTTGCAAGAAATGGAAGATAAAGAAGATGAGGTAGTTGAAGAAAACATCTATGAAGCTGAAGAAGAAGAGGTAGAAGCAGGAGAAGGAGAAGAAGGAGCTGAAGAAGAAGCTGGTGAAGAAGAAGAAGGTAACGAAGAAGAAGAATTAGAAATCGAAGATATGTCTGTTGAAGACTTGAAAGATCTAATTAGAGATATCGTTGCACAAGAAGTAGGTCATGACGAATCAGAAGAAGAATTACCAGGCGAAGAAGCTCCAGCAGGAGAAGAAGATATGGTAAGTATGGATGGTGATTCAGAAGAGATCGATATTAACGAATTATTAGCAGAATTGGACGAAATGGACAAGGAAGAGGTTAAAGAAGAGAACATAAACGAAATGGGACCGGAGTATATCGAAGGAGCAGCACAGCTTGTTGAAATGTTTCCATTCTTAACTATGCAAACCGCATCATTAGTTATAGGAGCACTTGGTGCAGCAGGTCTAGCAGGATTTTCTGCAATTGCTGCTAAAGTAATGGATATGGCCCTAGCAGGTAAATTTGGAACAACAGGTAAAGCTTTTGCTGAAAAATTACAAGCAGCAGGTGGTGCAGCAGCCAAAGTTACCCAAAACAGAGAAGGTGTTGAAGCAGTAAATGAAGAAGAAAATATAGATGAAAATATCGATATTATCTATCAACTTATTGATGCTTTCCCATTCTTAACTAACCAAACTGCACAATTAGTAGTTGGAGCTTTAGGAGCAGCAGGTCTTACAGGATTATCTGCTATCATGGCTAAAGTACACGAAATGGCTAAAAACGGAGTTTTTGGTGAAAAAGGAAAACAAATCGGAGATAAATTATCCGATGTTGGTAGTGCAGCAGCAGGAGCAAGAAACGTATCTGAAGAGTCTGAAGAATTAAACGAAGCTTTAAAGACAGTTAAAATCTTAAGAAACCAACTTCAAGAAGTTAATCTTCTAAATGCAAAATTACTTTATGTAAATAAAGTATTCAAATCAACTAACTTATCTGAAGGTCAAAAAGTAAATGTTATCGCAGCATTTGACAAAGCCGAAACAGTTAAGGAAGTAAAATTAGTTTTCGAAACAGTTTCTAAAAATGTAGTTACTAAACCAGCCGCATTAAAAGAGCACAGATCTTTTGCTTCTAAAGCAACAGGTAACGCAAACACAACTGCACCAAAAGAAATCTTATCAGAAGTATCTGAGCAAGTATCAAGATGGCAGAAGTTAGCAGGAATTATTAAATAAAAAAATAAAAAACACAAAAAACCACAATGGAATTAAATCAATTATTCGAAGGGGCGAACAACTATAAGACTTTACAAGCTGATGCAGCTCGTTTGTCTGGTAAATGGGCCAAATCAGGTTTGTTAGAAGGAATTTCTAACGAAATCGAAAGAAACAACATGGCTATGATTCTTGAGAATCAAGCAAAACAAATCGTATCAGAAAATACTACAGGTACAGGTGCAATGGGTACTTCTACAGGTGGTGCTGAGCAATGGGCTGGAGTAGCTTTACCATTAGTACGTAAAGTATTCGCTCAAATCGCAGCTAAAGATTTCGTTTCTGTACAACCAATGAACTTACCTTCAGGACTTGTATTTTACTTAGACTTTAAATACGGTACAAACGCAGTAGGTAGAACAGACGGGGATAACCTTTACGGTAACGTTTCTACAGCTAACTCTAAAATTGGAGTAGATGTTGATCCATCAGGAGGTTTATACGGAGCAGGTCAATTTGGTTACTCAATCAACTCTGCATCTTCTGCAGGAGTTTACAGTACTACTGGATCAGCAGTATCTTCTTCTATCGCATACCAAGATGGAATAAATCCTTCAAACTATTTTACATTAGCATTCGGAACAGGAAGTATCGCAGGATTCGATCCTAAAGGTGTTAGAGCATTCAGACTTTACTCTGCTTCAGTAGATGTAACTTCTAACCCAGAACTTACTTTCTTATCTTCTTCTGCAGCAGGAGAATATGTGAAATTCGTAGGATTAGCATCAGGAATCACTACAGGATCTTTCACAGCTACTGTAAAATACCAAATGCAACCAACTGACAGATCAAGAGGTGACTTCGAAGACGGAGGAACTAACCCAGCAGGAAACAACAACGGAACTATTAAAATTCCTGAAATCAACGTATCATTAGCTTCTGAAGCTATCGTTGCTAAAACAAGAAAATTAAAAGCACAATGGACTCCAGAGTTCGCACAAGATCTTAACTCTTACCATTCAATTGATGCTGAAGCAGAATTAACTTCATTATTATCAGAGTACATCTCTATGGAGATTGACTTAGAGTTAATGGATATGTTAATCCAAGATGCAGCTACAACTGAAAGATGGTCAGCAGTTAACAACAAAAACTGGAACCCATCAACTAATGCTTGGGAAACAGGTACATTCAATGCAGGAACTAGTTTCTACAACACTCAAGGTCAATGGTTCGGAACTTTAGGTACTAAAGTACAAAAAGTATCTAACAAAATTCACCAAAAAACTTTAAGAGGTGGAGCTAACTTCTTAGTATGTTCTCCAACTGTAGCTACAATCTTAGAATCAATTCCAGGATATGCAGCAGATACAAACGGTGACAAAATGGACTTTGCAATGGGAGTTCAGAAAGTAGGTAACTTGAATTCTCGTTTCAGAGTTTACAAAAACCCTTACATGACTGAAAACGTAATCTTATTAGGTTACAGAGGATCTCAATTCTTGGAAACTGGTGCAGTTTATGCTCCATATATTCCATTAATCATGACTCCATTAGTGTACAATCCAGAAACCTTTACACCAGTAAAAGGTATCATGACTCGTTACGCTAAGAAAATGATCAGACCAGAATTCTACGGTAAAATCTTCGTTAGCGATATCGCTACTGTATAATTTACTACAGAATAATAAATTAAAGAGAGCTAAAAGCTCTCTTTTTTTTTATAAGATAATTTCGTATATTTATATAAAATAGATAATATGATTGTAGGAGAATTAACCTGGCAGCAATTTAGGTCTTTAGATTCAATAAGAAACTTAGACGAAAACAGGCAAATGCAGCATTACCATGAATACCTGGTATCACTTAACGAATGGACTATTCATCAAAATAAAGGTCCTATACCTTCAGCAATATCTAATTGCTTAAGTTCTTTGGAGTTTATAGTACAGTATAATGATGAATTGGGAGAATGCCCGGGAGGGCACAGCTGTGATGCAGCAACTTTTTACTTAAGAGCAAATACAACAACAGTAGGTACAGTCTATTTAAGTAATACAGGTGGAGTAACAGATCAATTTAACTACCCGCCAGGAGAAACATCTGGACCTAATCGATATAACGTACTAACACTAACACCAGAGCAAGTTCAAGAAATAGCAACAACATCAGAAGACAGTAACATATCTCTATCTCTAATATGTGCTACCCCTATTGATGTAGACTATGGATGGGGATTAGGAGGATGTCACTCTAATGTAACATGGGTTACATTAAAACTAGACGGAACAGAGGTCTACAGCGGATGTCCAGAAAATAACTTTTTAACAATAAATCCTTGTACAGGAGTAGTAATATAGTAATATGGGAAGACAAGCATCATACACTTTAGAAAACCGTACAATCAATCTAGGAGACATATTTAATGTAGAAGGAACTAGAATGATGGTCAAAGAAATATTTACACTAAATAATCAAACATATATTAGTTACGATATTGAAAAACAAGAAGGATTGTCTATTGAATTAATAGATAAATTTATAGAAGATAAGTTTAATTACTTTAACACAGTAATTCCAAATCCAATTGCAGATACAGTCTGCGGATTAGGAGAAAAGAAATAAACAACAGAGAGCCTAGTTTTTACTAGGCTTTTTTCGTATATTTATTGTAAACAAATACAGTTTATATTTATGGCTTCTAACCATCACACCGATGAGGTTTTTACTCCAAAGAGAAAACCAAAAAACCCAATTAAGTTTCAACTCCAACTTAATGACGAACAAAAATTAGCAAAAGCACTTATCGTAGAAAATCCAGTAGTCGTTCTAAAAGGAATGGCAGGTTCAGGAAAGACTTTAGTAGCAGTACAAGCAGCTCTAGATATGTTATTCTGTAAAGAGGTAGAGAAGATTGTTATCACAAGACCTACAGTGGCTAAGGAAGAATTAGGCTTTTTACCAGGCGATCTTAAAGAAAAGATGGATCCGTGGTTAGCACCAATATACCACAACCTTTATATGCTATACGGAAAAGATAAAGTAGATAAAGAATTGGAATACGGAAATATTGAAATTGTACCATTTGCATTTATGAGAGGTAGAACATTTGTTAACTCTTTTGTAATTGTAGATGAGGCACAAAACGTTACTCAAGATCAAATGGAAACAGTATTGGGGAGACTTGGTAAAAATTCTAAAATGGTAATCTGCGGGGATTTAGCTCAAATAGATTTAAAAGTAAAGAAAGAAACAGGATTTTCTTTTCTTACAAGAATTGAAGAGCAAGTAAAAGGTTTTAGAGTATTTGCTTTAAAAGCTAATCACAGACATGAGATTGTAGCACCTATACTAAAGGTATATCAAGATTTTAGGGATTAAAGTAAGTCGCTATTTATAAATAAACTATTTGGTAATGGCAAAATTTACATACTTTATACGAGAAAGACTTAAATTAAACGGAGTTGAAAGAGGTACAAACTTTGAAACATCTATAACAGGTGTTAACTATGCAGATAGCAGAGTAATGTCAGTACCTTCAGGATCAATGACTGAGATTATTAACTTAGCAGCACTTCCAGGAGCAGGTACTTTTGTATCAAGCAGTGTAAGGTATGCTAGAATTTCAAATCTTTCAACAGGATCTGTTAATTTACAACTATCTGGTTCAACACATCAATTCAACTTCCTACTTCGAGGAAGCGGTAGCTTTATATTTAATTCAGAATACGTAAGCGGTCAGTTTAATAACTTTACATATGGAGATTTAAGATCAGTAAAAGCTTCTCCAGTTGACTCAGAAGCTACTATTGGATACTTAGTAGTAACTACTTAAACTTTTTAAAACATGGCAAATATTCAAATCTGGGATGGTAGTACAAACTTCATAGCAGGGGAATCAACTCCCTTTGGCTTTTATGATGATGACTTATCTTTCCAAGAAGATGCACCTAAGGTAGCACGTTATTGTGCTGAGAAATTAGGATGGCCGGTACTAGATATAGAATTACACGAAAGACAACTTTACGCAGCTTTTGAAGAAGCAGTTACTGCTTACGGAAAAGAAGTAATAGAAGCTATAACTGCAGAGACATTATCTTCCCAATTAGGAGGAAGTGCTGGAGGTTCAGCTGTAAATCAAACTATATTTAGACCTAGTTTACAGAATGTAATTCTAACAAGTGCACAATACGGAACAGAAGCAGGAGTAGGAGGACCAGTTACCCTAAGAACAGCAATGATTGATCTTGTAGCAAACCAACAAGACTATAACCTTACAACTCTAATAGGACAAGGAGCAATTGAAATACGAAAAGTATTTTACGAAGCACCTCCTGCTATTATGAGATACTTTGACCCATATGCAGGAACAGGAACAGGTATTCAGTCTCTTATGGATGCATTTGATTTTGGATCATTCTCACCAGGGGTAAACTTCTTATTGATGCCAGCATCTTATGATGTATTAAAAACACAAGCAATTGAGTTTAACGATCAAATAAGAAAATCAACTTACTCTTTTGAGATTCATAATAATATATTAACTTTATTTCCAGTACCAGCAAAAGCCGGTAAATTAAAAGTACAGTATTATATACTCAGTGAAAAAACAGGTCAATACATAAGTGATACTATTTCATTTGCAGCTTCTGCAAATTCTTCTGGAGCAATAACAGGAACAGGAGGAAGTAGTTCAACAACAGGTGTAACAACCAATATGTCAAATGCTAATGCACAAAATTTAGTATACTCTGAAATAAACGCAATAGGACGTCAGTGGATATTCAAGTATGCAGCAGCTACCTGTAAAGAGATATTAGCATACGTTAGAGGTAAGTACGAAACAGTACCAGTACCAGGATCAGAAGTTAGGTTAAATGCAGCAGATTTATTAGCAGATGCAAGAACAGAGAAAGCTACTTTGGTAGAATCTTTAAAAGCAACAATGCAAACAGCATCTCTAACAAACCAGCTTTCCTTACAAGCAACACAAACACAATATATCAATGATGCTTTATCTAAAGTACCAATGTTAATATACGTAGGATAATGAGAAAACTAATAAACGAAGTAACTTTTGGAATATACCAAGGCCTTATCAGGGTTGGTCACAAAGATGAAATTACAGCTTCAGAGGTTGCAGATTTCGTTAGAGCTATGCCAGGTGTTACAAGAGTTACAGCTATTGATTCAGATGAAGATAGAAATATAGTTGTACTAAAAGTAAAAATATTAACTGCCAAACCAGGTCCAGTTGTATTTGAAAAGTTAAAAAAAGATACATTTAAGTTAGTACCTAATATTAAAAAGGTAGACTTGTCTTTAAAATCAATTGAAAAAATAGAATAATGATATTCGGAAGCCAAAGAGATTTTAATCTACTTATAAAGATAAACAGAGAGTTATTATCAGATGTAATAGAACAAGAAATTCTCTATTACAAAATGTCTTTGGAAGAAACTCAAGCAAACATATACGGAGAAGCTCAGGAAAAAGTTTATTGGTCACCAGTAAAAGTTAATTGTCTTATTGATAGAGGAGAGCCAGGAATGTCTGTAGATGATTTTGGACCTGATAGAGGAAGATCTACAAGTTTTAAATTTTTAAGAGAAGATTTAAAAGATGTAAATACTGTACCTGAAGTAGGGGATATTATACAGTGGCAAGAAGATTACTACGAAGTAGATAACACTGTAGAGAACCAGCTATTTGTAGGTAGAGACGAGAATTATAACCTAACTGACTACGGACCAGACTATGCAGGAACACTTTCTATTATATGTGTATGCCATTTAACAAGAGCAGATAAAGTTGGAATAGTTTCAAGATATGAAGCAACACCAATAGACTCTAATTCAATTACAACGGCAACTACACAAGCAAATACAATATTATAATGGCATTAACAAGAAAACCTGTACCGAAATCACAAGTCGAATTGTCTCAAGAGACTATTCAACCTTACTTAAGTCAAGGTAAATCTCTTGTACCTGCTAATAAAAAAAGAGAGAATCAAAGAACTGTAAAAGGAGATGATGTAAAGCAGTTTCAAGTAGGATTAAAAGATGTAGATGAATCTATATTCTACTACTTCAACAATATAATTAGACCATCAGTAATTCAGAACAGCATAAAAGTAAACGTTCCGGTTATTTATGGATCACCAGAAAGATGGGCAGCAATGCAAAAAGATGGATTTTACAGAGATAAAAACGGTAAGATTCAAACACCTCTTATAATGGTTAAAAGAGATTCTATTGAAAAGAATAGATCACTTGGAAATAAAATGGATGCAAATAATCCTGTACATTTTGGAGTATTTCAAAAAAAATATTCACAAAAAAATGTATACGATAGATTTTCTACTTTAAATAATAGAGAACCTGTTAAAGAATATTACGGAGTTATTATGCCGGACTATGTAAACCTGGTTTACTCATGTGTTATTTTTACAGAATACGTAGAGCAAATGAATAAGATAGTAGAGTCAGTGAACTTTGCATCAGATTCATACTGGGGAGATCCAGAAAGATTTAAGTTTAGAGCAGCAATTGATAACTATTCAACAACAACTGAATTAGTTGAAGGAGGAGACAGAACAGTAAAGACTTCTTTTCAAATTAAAATAGCAGGGTATATTGTATCGGATGCAATTAATACAAATGTAGGTAATCCAAATAAGTTTTTCTCCAAAGCTGCAGTAAGTTTTGGAATAGAAACAGCAACTAGTAGCACCTCCCTACAGAGACAAGCTACAACCTCAACTAAAGCAGGTTCAACAAGGTTTTATGATCAACTCCCAGTAACTATAGTACAGGATAATAGTATGACAACAGCACAGATAGAATTTATCTCACTTAACAACACTGAAGTAGTAACCGGTACAAGTATTGTAAGTGGGGATACAGCAGTATTTTCAGGTAAAGCATTTGCAATACCTCCACCTGGCTTCACAATAACTCAGGAATCTTTTGCTATTTATATAAACAGTACCTATATTCCAAATAGTCAGAGAACAGTTTCTCAAGAAAGTGGGGATATAGTGGTAGTATTCGATACCGCTAGCATCAAGTATACTCTTTCAGGAGCAGACGAAATAGTGATAGTAGGAAAATTTAATTAGAAGAAATGGCATTAATACGATGGAAACAGTTAACAGGTGACTTAAACGGAGCACCTGTATTTACCGGATCACTCCAGATATCTGGATCTATTGTACTGAACGGAATTGATTTATCTATCAATCAAAGTATTTTTAGACAAACAGGGTCCTATTGGAATACAACAAGAAATATAGGAATAACAGGATCTTTTCAACTTAATCTTAGTGAAGTAGGTCAGTATTTTGCAATATCAGTTGGAGGAAATGAAAAGATAAAAGTGAATACAGAAGGAACTTTGCAATTAGCACCACAGAGCGTAACACCGACAGCAGTAACAGGGGGTATCTTTTATAGTTCAAGTGATGCTTTCTTCTTAGGGTTCAATAATTAGAGATATTTATTAATAAAATAAAACAATAAAACATGGCAAATTGGAAAAAAGTCATTGTCAGCGGCTCGTCAGCGCACTTACTAAGTGTAACAGCTTCTAACTTAACAGATGACAACTTAGTAATAGCAGGTGCAGGAGGAGCATTAGAAAGCAGCGGACTTACCTACAATGGAACTTTATTAAACCTAGGAACTGCTCAAGTACAAGCAGCAGGATTCTCAGGATCATTCTCTGGATCTTTTCAAGGGAATGGAGCAAACCTAACAGGAATTGTAGCAACAGGTACATCTTTACAAAACGCTATAGCAAGCGGAGAAGGTATTGCACCATTTAGCTATACAAATATAGCACCAGTTTCAGTAGCAGTATCTGGAGCAATAGATTTAACAGATAACGCTATTACAAAATGGGATAACGATGCAGGTAAGTTTCAAACTTCTTCTTTACTTGATAATGGTATTGAAATTACAGGTGTTACTTCAATTCAGTTAACAGGAGGTGCTTCAAATCTTTCTGGATCTTTTTCAGGATCATTCTCAGGAGATGGAGCAAACTTAACAGGATTAGTTTCTACTCTAAACGTATCTGGCTCAGCAGGTAATGGAGCAGTTGACCTAAAAACTCAAACGTTTACTATTGCAGGTACCTCTCTAGAGGTTGAGACATCAATGTCAGGTCAAACTCTTACAATTGGTTTACCAAGTGATGTTACAATTGGAAATAATTTAACAGTAACAGGAGATTTATTTGTAAATGGTACAACTACTCAGGTAAACACAACTGACTTGTATGTAGAAGATAAATTCATTATCTTAGCATCAGGATCAGCTTCAGCAGGAGATGCAGGTATTATTATTGATAGAGGATCAGATGCAGCAGGAAATATTGCTTTTGGATACGATGTAGATACAGATAGATGGGGATTCCAAAACGGATTAACAGATACACAAAATGCTATTACAATCGGTACAAACGGTAATAGTGCATTTGTAGGATATGTATTCACAGAAGCAGCTCACGTATCAGCACCAACAACAGGAGAATTTGTAGCAGCAGGAGCAATATACACAGCAACATCAGGAGATATTTTTATATATTCATAATAGTTATTAAATAAAAAAAGTTATAATGGGATTAATAGACAAGATTAGGCCTCAACTAAAACAAGAAGAGACTGAAAGTTTTACAGCAGAAGAGTTAAAGTTTTTACTCTTAAAATTGAGATCGGCAACCTACACAGGACATGAATTTGAGACGTTTTACAATATATGGGTTAAGGTAACAAAAGAATTAGAAAGATTAGAAAAATAAACAAGAGCCTTAGGGCTCTTTTTTGTTAGTTGATTCTTTAAAAAAAATCTCATAACTTAAAAAGAAAAACATATGAACTTATTTAGCATAGATAACTTATCCTTAGAAGAAATAAACCTCCTAAGACAATCACTTAACGTAATCGAAATAAAAGGGGCTTCGGCTATCTTTGTAGCTACTCTTCAAGTAAAACTAGATCAAGAGATTTCTCAAATCCGTACTATGATTGAGGAAGAAGAGAAAAAAAAGCAAGCAGGTATTCTAAAGATAGAAAAAGCTGCTAAAGCAGAACTATAAGATATTTATATTATATATTATAGACCTGAAGAAGGAAGTGGGCCGGCAATCCGGTAACCAATCGTAATAATACTTAATATGCCAAGTTGGAAAAAAGTCATAATTAGCGGCTCAGATGCTGCTTTAAACTCTCTTAATGTTTCTACATCACTTACTGCAAGTGGAATAACCTACCCTAATACAGACGGTACATCGGGACAAGTTGTCACAACTGACGGTGCAGGGAATTTAACATTTTCAAATGTAGAAAATACTACAATCACTATAAAAAACATAACAGGTACTACTATACAAAAAGGAACACCTTGTTATATAACTGGATCTGGAACAGGAGGAAACATAGCAGGAGTATTACCAGCTAATGCCTCTAACCCAGCTTTAATGCCTGCAGGAGTAATTGCAGGAGAGACTATTTTAGCAGGAGCAGAAGGAATAGGGTTAATAAACGGATTCATATCAGGAGTTAACACCTCAGCGTTCACACCAGGAGCTACAATTTACGTAGCACCAGGAGGAGGGTATACATCAACAAAACCAACAGGCTCTTCAGTATTAATACAAAAACTAGGAAACGTTGAAAAATCTCATGCATCAAATGGATCAGGAGTTATTAACGGACCAAACTACTATAACGAAGTACCGAACATACAACAAGGGTATACTTGGGTAGGAGATACTAATGGCGTAGCAGTAGCAGTAGCAACTTCTTCTATTCAGAACGTAGTAAGTGCTTCTTATGCAAACACAGCATCACAGGCAAACTCTGCAACAACAGCTACAACAGCATCACATGCTTTAACAGCTTCATACATAAATCCTCTATACCAAAATGTAGAGTTACATGGAAATTTAGTAGTATACGGAACTTCATCGTTTAATTTTGTTACTTCTTCTCAATTAGATGTAGATAACTCATTTATCTCAGTAAACGTATTTGAACCAGCAGAAAGATTCGGAGGACTTAAAATATATGACTCAGGTTCATCAACAGCAACAGCATCATTTGCTTGGGACTCTCTACACAACCACTTTGTATATCAAAACTCATCAGGATCTACATACACAGGAGGTATGTTTATGTCAGGTCCTAGAAATACAGGATCACTAGGAGATGAACCGACATTGACAAAATGGATGGTTGCAAGATCTGATGGAGGAGATCACTTAGAAAATACTCAAATATATTCAAGTGCTTCTATCACACAGGTAACAGGATCTTTAAATGTATCTCAAGGTATAACAGGTTCTTTACTAGGAACAGCTTCATACGCTTTACAGGCATTAAGTTCATCATTTGCATCAACATCATCATTCCTAGGTAGTACTACAAATGCTTTTTTACAAAACGGTAATAGTTTTGGTACACTTGCTTTATTAGGAACAAATGATAACAACTCACTTGCTTTAGAGACAAGTGGTTCAACTAGAATGTTTATTTCTAGTAGTGGAGATACAGGAATAGGTATTACAACACCTGGAGCCAGATTACACGTATTTGCAAGTAATTCAGGTGCTACTTCTGCAGTGTATAACGGTACTCTAATTGTAGAGCAAGGAGCTGGTACTGCAATACAGATGATATCGGCAAATACACAAACACCAGCACTTAGGTTTGGAGATCCTGAAAACGGTCAAGTCGGTAGGTTAGAGTATTCACATGTTGATAACTCAATGCGAATGGTTACCAATGCTAGTGAAAAAATACGTATTACTTCAGCAGGTAACGTAGGTATTGGAACAACAAATCCTTTGGGTAAATTGCAAGTTAATGAATACACGGTTGCTGCTCAAGGAGGTCAAGCCACTACTGGTCAGCTTAATGTATTTGCTGATAGTGGTGCGGAGTCTTTGTTCTTAGGTATACGGAATGCGGCATACCCGAATAGAGGCTGGGCATTTAACCCTATTACTAATGGAGTAAATTCTAACTTACAAATAAAAGAACACGGGTTTAGTGGTGTAAGGATGACGATTGCTTCTGGCGGTAGCGTAGGAATAGGAACAACAACTCCAAATGCAACACTAGACGTAAGTGGTAGTGCAATTATATCAGGATCTTTCACTGTAACACCAGGAACTGTTAGAGAATTTCAAGTAAGAACTACAGGTGTTGATATAGGTAATCTAATAACAGATGCACATACAGTAACAGGTTCTTTATCAGTATCAGGATCAGTAACAGCAACCTCTTTTACAGGTTCTTTATTTGGAACAGCATCATGGGCACAAAATGCTTTAACAGCATCAAACATAACACCAGCCATCACAAATAATACAGATAATTATGTATTAACTGCTAATGGAGATGGAACAATAAACGGCGAATCATTACTTCAATTTGATGGTCAAAAACTAAGTGTACTGTATCAAGCAGGAGACGAAGGAGGAGAAATTCTTTTAGGAAAACCAGCAACTAATACATCACTTACAGGTAGTGGAATTACTGTCGACGTATGGCAAAATAGATTAAGATTCTTTGAACAGGGAGGAGCAGCAAGAGGAGCTTTCATAGATCTTACAGCAGCAGCACCAGGTGTAGGAACAGACTTATTAGCAGGTGGACCAACAGGAGCAACAGGTATAACCGGAGCAACAGGACTTACAGGACCAACAGGTTTAACTGGAGTAACAGGAGCTACCGGAGTTGTAGGACCAACTGGAGTAGTAGGGGTAAGCGGAGCAACTGGACTTACCGGACCAACCGGTATTCAAGGAGCAACAGGTCCTATAGGAGTAACAGGTGCAACAGGATTAACTGGACCAACTGGAATTCAAGGAGCAACTGGCTTGACAGGTCCAACAGGTTTAACTGGTTCAACAGGACCAATAGGAGTAACAGGATCAACTGGAGTAGTAGGTCCAACAGGAGTAAGTGGTGCAACAGGAGTAATTGGTGTAAGCGGTGCTACAGGTATAATAGGAGTATCAGGTGCAACAGGTCCTATAGGGCCGACAGGAGTAACAGGAGCAACTGGACCAATAGGACCTACAGGAGCAGACGGATCTTTTGGAGGAGCTACTTTTGACTATACCTACGATACAACAACAACTGCATCCGATCCAGGCCAAGGAAAAGTAAGATTAAATAGTGCTACTGAAAATGCAGCAACAGCAATATATATTGATTCATTAAATGATCAAGCTACAGATATTTCTACATTCTTAAATACAATAGATAGTGTAACATCACTAATCAAAGGATATATCAGAATAGCAAACAGGTTAGACGCCAGTCAATTCTTATTATTTCAAATCTCAGATTTAACAAATAATACCGGATGGTGGACACTAGCGGTAACAAATCAAGCATCATCTGCAACTTCACCTTTTACAAATTTAGAGGATATTATAATATCATTTGTAACAACAGGGGATAAAGGTCAAACAGGAGCTACAGGAGTAATCGGAGTATCAGGTGCAACCGGTTTAACAGGACCAACTGGGGTTAGCGGAGCAACTGGTGTAGTCGGAGTATCCGGTGCAACAGGGGTAGTAGGACCTACCGGAGTTAGCGGTGCTACAGGTCCAGTAGGACCTACAGGAGTAACAGGTGCTACAGGACCAGTAGGAGTAACAGGTGCTACAGGATTAACAGGTTCTACAGGAGTAGTCGGAGTATCCGGAGCTACAGGTCTGACTGGAGCAACCGGAGTAATTGGAGTAAGTGGAGCAACAGGATTGACAGGTGCTACGGGAGTAGTAGGTGTTAGTGGGGCTACTGGCCTTACAGGTTCAACAGGGGTAATAGGAGTTAGCGGAGCAACAGGTTTAACCGGAGCAACCGGAGTAGTCGGTGTAAGCGGAGCAACTGGATTGACAGGAGCTACAGGTCCGATAGGAGTAACAGGCGCTACAGGAGTAGTCGGGGTATCCGGGGCAACTGGATTAACCGGAGCAACTGGTGTAGTAGGTGTAAGTGGAGCAACTGGTTTAACAGGAGCAACCGGAGTAATCGGAGTATCCGGGGCAACAGGGCTTACTGGAGCAACCGGAGTAGTAGGTGTGAGTGGAGCTACAGGTCCAATTGGAGTAACAGGTGCTACTGGAGTAATAGGTGTAAGCGGAGCTACGGGATTAACAGGAGCAACAGGTGTAGTTGGGGTCAGTGGAGCTACCGGACTAACAGGTTCAACCGGACCAGTTGGGGTAACAGGTGCTACAGGTGTAATTGGAGTAAGTGGAGCAACCGGGGTAATCGGAGTATCTGGAGCAACAGGACCAATAGGGGTTACAGGAGCAACAGGTCCTTCTACAGCAATTAACGCTACAAATGACACAACTACAACACTGTTATACCCAGTAACAGTAGGTGCTGCAGGAAGTAATCAAACCCCTAAAGTTAGAACAACTTCTACTGCATTTAGTTTCAATGCGAATACAAACACTCTCTCAGCAACAACGTTTGCAGGAGCTTTAACAGGAAATGCAACATCAGCAACAACTGCATCAGTCGCTGAAGCAGTAAAAACAAATGGTGCAGGATCAGGTACTTTTTATCCATTAATGCAGGCAGGAGCTTCCACAGGATATCTAACACCGGCTTTTAATTCTGCTTTTAGCTATAACGGAACTACGGGAATTTTAAATACAACAGCTTCATTTGCAACAACAGCAACTAATGTAGTAGGTGGTGCTAACAGAGTTCTGTTTAATAATGGTGCAGATACAACTGCTACAGATTCTAACTTAACTTGGAATGGATCAACCTTTAACGTAGGTGGAACTCTTACAGCAACTGTAAAATCGTTCATCATTGATCACCCAACCAAAAAAGGTAAAAAACTTCAATACGGAGTATTAGAGGGACCAGAACATTCTGTATACGTAAGAGGAAGGTTAACCAATGAGAATACCATTGTATTACCGGATCACTGGCACGGACTAGTACACCAGTATACAATTACTGTAAACTTAACTTCAATAGGTAAGAAACAAGATTTATGGGTTGAACAAGTAAATGCTCATCAAATTAAAATAGGATCAGAAAATAAAATAAACTGTTTCTATACAGTATTTGCTGAAAGAAAAGATATAGATAAATTGGTAACAGAATTCGATAAGTAATGGCTGAGATTCATGGACCAAGACATAATAAAGTTTCAGACGTAAGAGGTCCTTCAGGTTTTTATTCAATAAAACTTGGAGGGGAATACGTTACTGTATATGTAGACCAGGAGTATGATGGCGGTGGTTGGATATGTGTTTTAGCCAATAGAATTAATACAGGAGGTATGTCAAATTTAACATACTCAAATGCTGTAAATACAAGTAACTATAGAACTGGAGGTTCTACAAATACAGCAGGACCGGTAGTAGACCCGTATTCACCTCTATCAGGATTATCAAATTATAATATTTGGATAGGAACCAAATATTGGGAATTATTAGGAAAAAGAGCAAATTCAAGCTATGTAACAGTAGTAAATTTTGTATCAACAACAACAGGTGCGGCATTAGGATCAACTGGATTACATACAAAAAGGTATAGATGGAGATTTAATAACTTTACTTCGACATATGCATTTAGCGGTGCAGCAGCCATAAGTGATGAGACATCAACAGGATCACCAGGTATGTACTCCTATCATGCTCTTAATGGATTTAGTCTAACAACATACGATGGTGATCAAGATGCAAACGGGGATGGAAACTGTTCAACATATTACAACAATAACCCATTCTGGTATGGATATTGCTGGTCAGGAAACTGGTTCGCAGGAGGAGGGTATCAAGATACATCTTATTGGGATAGTTCTACTACAGATTATCATAATTACGGAGCAGTTTATATAAAATAATTATGCCAGCAAATACAGAATTAAAACCTATGAAATTAATACTCACTCAAGGAGAGGGTACATGGGATAAAGTAATTACAGATTTAGAAGGAAATATAATCTTTGAACAAAGAGGATTGATTTTATCTGAAGAAAATACTAATAAAGAATACTTCGACGGATGGGAAACTCAATTAAAAGGATTACCATTTTGGAACATAGTAGAAGTAGAAAGATTTATATAATATGCCAGTAGCAGGAGGACCAAATACATTAGGAGAAAATAATTTAGTATTCGCTTACGATACAGGTGATGTGAAGAATTCGTACAAAGGACAACCTACCACTAATCTAGCAAATACAAATTCAGCTAGAACTATGTTTTTACATTACGGTTCTCACGCTATGACTTTTGCAGACGCACCTGAAAGAGGAGATGGTTGGAAAAAAGTTACAGTAACAACTGTTAACGGCGATAATAATAGATTATCACAGTTTCCGTACATAACAAGTGCGATAGGTCAAAGAACATACTCAGTAGAGTATGATGTAGGGGCACTCACTACATACAGTTGGAAACTAGACGGTTCAGGAGGGTATGAAATTATTCCTATTACAGGTCAAGGAAAATTCCAGTTTACAGTAACACATGGTTCGGTAGGATCTTTTGCTCTTTTTTTAATAAATGGGACAGCAGCAACAGGACTAAACCATGTAATATATTATAGATATTATCAAGTAGAAGATAAACCCACAGCTACTCCTTTCACAGCAGGTACTCGATCAGCAACACAAGGACTTCTTCCAGTAATAGGTACTAGTTCAATAGATTTAACAAATGTATCTTTTGATTCAAATGCTAAAATGGTATTTGATGGTACAAATGATTATATGGTTACATCGACAGCAATTCCATGTAACTTTGGTACAGGAGATTTTACAGTAGAGGTATTAATATATCCAGAATCGTTTGCAAGTTATGCACACATGGTAGCATTACCGAACCAAAGTACTTTTGCATTAAAAGCTAATATAAGCGACGGAGTAATATACTACTACGACCCAGCTTTTTCAACATATGGATCAACATCTGGATGGACATTAACATTAAACCAGTGGAACCATGTTATCTTAACTAGATCAGGAAACGTAGCATATGCATATTTGAATGGAGTACCAAAAGGATCTAAAACTGGATTCAATACAAACTTTTCATCAACTCAAATAGTGAATGTAGGAAACGGAGGTGTAACTGAGTACACACAGAAAAAAATAGACGTAGTAAAAATATACAACAGAGCATTAACAGCCCAAGAAGTAAAACAAAACTCCCAACAATACAAAACACGTTTTAATTTAAGTTAATATGGCAGTAGCACAAGGATATGGAAAAACAGTCACATCAGGATCGGTGTTTGCTTATGATGTAGCAGATTTTAGAAATTCATATAAAGGAAAACCAGGTTACAATGTAACAGGAACACCAGCAGCTTGGGTGGGGAACAATAACACCTCTGACTTTAAGACAACTATAGGAACTACTACGGTAAATATACCTGCTATAGGAACTAGAGAAGTATCTTTTGTGGATATATGGAATACAGGAGCTTCGAACTGCTGTCCATCATTATTTAGATACGGGGATTGGGGCATAACAGCTGGAGTAGTAGGAAGTACATTATATACATATTCTATAATATATAAAACTAAATCAGGATATACGCATCCTAATTTTATGTATCGATACGAATATAACGGAGGAAGTTATATTACAGAAGTTGGAGTATTTGATACAGCTAAAAGAATAGACTTAGGAGATGGCTGGTATCAGGCATATAATACATTTACCACAAATGCATCTACAAACGTAATGTATTTAGGGATGTGGTATTATCAATATAATGTATACGATACAGTTTACTTATACAAAGCATCACTCACACAAGGTACTCATACATTTCCACCAGAACAAATTATACCACCATATACAACCCGTTCTTCAACACAAGGACTTGTCCCGTTGGTAGGAAATTCAACAATAGATTTAACAAATGTATCTTTTGATTCAAATGCTCAAATGACTTTTGACGGTACGAATGATTATATTGCTGCAGGAAATCCTACAGCCTATAGAATGGGTACGAGTAATTTTACATTAGAATGTGTAATGAAGCAATCAAAAACTTCTGGGCATTGCTTACTAGAGTCTAGGGGAGATAGTTTAGCAGGGTATCTGTGGGTACATAATTACGGAACAACAGGACGAGGATCTCTTTTCCTGAATTACGGAGGTAATCAGTATGTATATCTTCAAGATGGAGGATATGTTGCAACAACAACTACGCAATACTACCACATGGCGGTTATAGCTAATAGGTCAGCAGGAACTCTTTCCTTTTTTGTTAATGGAAATAAAGTAGGAAACGATGTATCGATTCACAGTAATTCGATTACACCTACAGGAGGAGACAGGTACTGGGTAGGAGCAGATTTAGGAGGAAGTCCATGGCAGGGAGAGATACCCGTATTTAAACACTACAACAGAATACTTTCAGCATCTGAGTTAAGACAGAATTATTTACATTATAAAACAAGATTCAACTTAAGTTAATATTTATTATATATGAGTACACAATTTCCAAATAGAAGATGGTTGATAATACCAACCACAGTAACAGGATCAATTGATTTCAATCAAGTATTAGAATCATCACCAGAGAGTTTAAGACTATCTGTAGATGGAACTAAAACTTTTATTAAATATGAAATTATAGAAGTACCAGTTACATGTCAAACTGAATTTGTAAATGCAGAAACAGGAGAACCTGAAGTATGTACTACAGAAGCAGGAGTGTACGGAAGACCGGATATTTACCAGGAAGGTGATACAGAGTATAATCATGAAGAAATTCTTCATATATTATCAACTGAAGAGTGGTCAAAACCTCTACAAACTTTAGACTAAGATGCCAGATATTAGAATAGTACCCGGAAATGCAATAATGAGCTTTACAAGTTCATTAAATTACATAGAAAGAATAACACAAGATCCTTCTGGATCTCTAAACCTGTACGGTTCAGGGTCAACAGGAAGAACAGATTTACTTTCAATAGACGGAAATAACGGAAGATTATTTACAGTATCTGACGACTTATCTGATTCTTTATTCTCAGTAAATACTATAGCAGGACTTCCAGTAATAGAAGCTTTTGCCGATAATAGAGTAAACATAGGACAGTACGGAGC